AATGAGTTACCACTTTCAGCAACATCATCAATGAAGTTTTGTGCATTGTTAATCCTGCTCGAGTGCATTGCTTTAGCTGGCATATTGTATTCCTTAATATTTTAAAGTAATTAGGGAAACAATTTATTTTAGATAATTATTATGTAAGTCATTGCTTTGTAAGTGGTAAATAAATTTGACATTGTAAAACCTATAATGTTATAATAAAGGCTAATTAAATTATACCCACCACGATGCTGAAACATCTGTGGGTTCTAACGTCAGAGAGGACATCAGCATGGATAATAATCCACATGGTCATAGTACCATAAATAATAAAAATAATCAAGAACAAAAACTCTGTTACATATACAGACATATTCGTTTAGATAAAAATGAAGTATTTTATATAGGTAAAGGAACTAATATTGATGGAAAATATGAAAGAAGTAAAAATACACACCGTAGTAATCCACATTGGCATAATGTGATTAATAAAACTGAATATAGAATAGAAATAATGATAGAGGGCTTATCAGAAGAGGAAGCAAATAGAAAAGAAGTTGAGTTTATTCTACTTTATGGGAGAAGAGATTTAGGAACTGGTACTTTAGTGAATATGACAGCAGGAGGAGAGGGTTCTGTTGGTTATAAACATACTGAAGAAGCAAGAAAGAAAATGAGTGATGGTAATAGGGGTAAAAAAAGGACGGATGAAACAAGAAAGAAAATAAGTGACGCATATAAAGGTAATACAAATAGTTTAGGATATAAACATACAGATGAAACAAGAAAGAAAATGAGTGATGCAAAACCAAAGAAAAGAGTTGGTCAATATAAAGATGATGTCCTTATAAAGGAATACCCATCAGTTAATGCAACAAAATTAGACGGGTTCGATTTTAGCACTGTTTCAAAATGTTGTATCGGTAAAAGTAAATCACATAAAGGGTATCAGTGGACATTTATACTCTAATTAAGGTATGGTAGATATAAGTGAAAAGACCTCGATTTTATACAAGCTCCGTCAACAAGCATCAAATGCAGGGCTACGCCCTAGAACCATTGATAGTTTCAATTTTTTTATTAAGAGAATAAAGCTTTTACGGTCTAGTCTGAGAAAATCACCAGGTTTCGCTAAGGATAGTGAATTATTAGATATTTCTCAAGTTCAAAGTGGTATGTTAGTTTATTTTCAATATGAAGCAATAACGGAGAGTTTAAAATATTTTGATGCTTATCCTATGACATTAATTATAAACAAATGGACGGAAAATGGTCGAATCTACATGGATGGAATAAATTTCCATTATCTACCTTTAACTGTTAGATTTCGTATAATGCAAAAATTAATAGAAAAATACAATTATTGGAATATGGATAATAATGTTAATAAATTTACTGGGGTTGGTGATTATTACGCTTTGAAAGGATTGCTTGAAAATAATGGATTTGGTTTTTCCTACAAAAAATATCTTTTATCGCAGGTGCAGACCAATTTTTATTGTATCCCTTTAAAATATATGGATATAGCATTAACAACGCCAACCGCACAATGGCAAAAAGGTGCTAGTGATAGTTCTGTGTGGAATGATTATATTAGAAAATCATTAACCTAATTATCATAAAAGATAACAAATTATGAGTATCCCCCGCCTTGGAGGTCTAGCAAATTCCGTTGGGCTTAACAGACTGACTGATTTTACAGATTCAGGATTAAGGAATCTAACAAAAGCTGCGGGAAAAGTTACAGCAACAATCCTTGGAAACACTGCTGAAGATTTAAAAGCAGGTATTAATCGTCACGGATCTATTGCTCGTACTAATAGATTTTCTGTTATAATGAAAACCCCCGATTATAATTTATTTAATCAAAATGCTATGTCTATTGCATACGGTTTAAGTAATGGGTATGTTCAAAGTTTTTTAGATGATCCAAGGGATATTGGTATTTTTTGTGAATCCGTATCAATACCATCAAGCAATTTAAACACGTTTAATTATTCTCTTGAAAAACATAATCAAACTATGGTAAATGGTTTTAATAATACGGAATTTAGTATAAGTTTTATCGTTACGAATGATTATTTTATTCCAAGAATGTTTAAGACGTGGGAAAAATCTATCGTTGATCGTAAAACAAATAGGGTGAAATACAAAAACCAATATGCAAGAGATGCTTTTATCGTATGTTGTGATGATAATAATATTCCCAATTATGTCGTAAAAATAAAAGGGGCTTTTCCCATAACACAATCTGAAATGGTATTTAATGAAAGTGAAATGAACGCTTATGTAACATATAACGTTACTTTTGCTTATGATGATTTTGAGGAATATAGTATCAGTGAAATGTTTGGGGACTTAACTGACGCTGTTTCTAGTACATTAAAAAGTGTTGGGGGTTTTTTAGAAAATCTTAACGTATCCGATAATATAACTTCAACCCCCCTACCTGATTTTTTTAAAGCACAGGGTAATCCAAGCGGTACGATCATAAGTAAACCGTTACCATCAATTTAATTATTTTAACTTTGTGGTAATTGTTCGTAATTTCCAAGTCGATTTAACGCTTCATCTCTAAAACTATTTATCCATTCATCGAGAAGATAATCAAGTAAAACCCTATTATAGCTTGGCATTCTCTCGTAAGCTCTCACTTTAATTGAAGCCTCAATAAAGTCCAAAAGTTGTTCTTTTGTTATGACAAATTTTTCTTCCATTAAACTCTTTCCTTTCTATTTTTAACAATTTCGCATATTAAACAATCTATTTTATCATCTCTTAAAAAATAAGATTCCACCAATCCGTCATTACCAAGAAAATCTACTGTTCTTGATGGGTATTTGGGATTTCTTAAATGGTAATCTGAATTTTCTTTAAAGAAATTATCGGTGTCATCCAAACATAATACAAAAGAATATATGTTGTCAAGGTAAGTAAATTTATCATGTTTCTCTATGTGGTAAATAGTTAAAGGTTTATCTTTTATTGGAAGATTCGTTCGGAAGAAGTTCTGATAGTTATCCATATCATAACGATACCATTTTAAATTTTCAGACATCACCGTTCTGCCGAATTTTTATATCTTCATACGGTGCGATCTGCCTCCGATAAAACTCCTGCTTAATACATTCAAGTACACCCACAAGAGAATTATAATTTTCATAATTTTCCCCATGAATACTTATATATTCCTTCAGTAACTTTGTTACCAGATAATTAATATCCCCCACATCAAGTTCAAATATATCTAAAGTAGATATAATATCGTCAAGGTTTGGTCGGTCTGTTGGTTTTATATATGGCATAAAATAATCTTCATAAAAATGTAGAAATTTTAGCTTCTACAGATTTATTATAATATATAATATGACGTTTGTCAAGTTTTTTTAGTTTGACGTTACCTTGAATGGAAATGATTGTTCGTTCATTAGTTTACCGTTTTTATAAACTAATTTCAATAAATTTTCTTTTCCTCGAATTTCTTGTATTCTCATTGTGTGATAACCATCATCATAAATTAATGCCAGTTTACCTGATTTAGACTTCTTACCCTTATCACCAATAGGGTCTTTGAAAACATTTCTTGTAGTACCATCTTTTAATGTTACTTGACTACATTTGATTGCAAATTTTTGGGTATCTCTATCAATTTTTTGCAACAACGCACCTCCCATACCGAAAATAACATTATCAATGGATATTTTATTATCGACTAACTGTATTAATATTTCATCAATAGAATCAATATTGATACCATCTCCTTGAATAATACGGATATATGGTGGTAGAACTTTATACCCTTTAGAGTTAAATGTTGAACCAAAATAATATTCCAATTTATTAAAGCACATCATAATTGCTTCGATCGGTGTCTTACTATCAGGTCTTATAATCAGGGGTGCTGTTCTTTTCTTAATATCTTCTTTTAATTCAGTGCCAATAAAATCCAAGAATTTTTCATCGTTGTACGCATCAATTACAATAGATGTGATTTTATCGGGGTGTGATAATACAATATTTCTAGCAATATCATGTTCACCTAAACGTCCTCGTTGACACATGATGCTATGCTCAGACGCTCTTACGCTAATAGGATTAGTGGGTAGGTAATTATAATAATCAATCAATAATTGTAGGGCAGGTATTAAATAACTTCTTATTTTCTTATGAAATATTATGAAAAAATAATGTAATTTTTCATAAAACAACATTAGCTAATTATATAAAGAAAGGAAGTAAATGTCAAGAAAAATATTAAAGTTATCTGACTATGCTAAAAAGCATGGTGTTACTGTGAGGACTGTTTGGAACTGGTTTTATAAAGGTCTTATCAAAATTGAAAAATTAACAACAGGTTTGAACTTTGTTGTGGAAGAAGATAATGATACGATAAATAAAGTTGCTATATATGCAAGAGTGTCATCATCTGAAAACAAAGATAATTTAGAAAAACAAAAGAATAGACTTTTAGATTATTGTAGTGCTAAAGGATATATTGTTGAGCAGGCTGTCTGTGAAATTGGTTCTGGGTTAAATGATAAAAGACCTAAACTAGAAAAGTTATTGACTAATAGAAATGTTATAGTTGTTGAACATTCAGATAGATTCTGTAGATTTGGTTTAAATTATATTGAGAAACTTATGGCAAATGATAATAGGCGTATTGAGATAATTAACCCACCAGAAAATATTAAAGAAGATTTAATGGAAGATTTTGTTTCTATCATAACTTCATTCACTGCACGATTATACGGACTAAGACGAACCAAACGTAAAACTGAAAAACTTATACAAGAATTATCATGCAATTAGTAGAGAAACATATTATAAAGAAATCAAATAAGACATTTAAGTCTTTAGATGAATTATGTTTTCAATCTAAGAATATTTATAATATGGGACTTTTCTTAATAAGACAGGAATTTATAAAAAATGAAAAATATTTAAATTATTATTCAGTTGAAAAGAAATTAAAAACTAAATATAAGGAATGCTATTCATTATTACCTGCTAAAGTTGTACAACAAACATTAAAAGTTCTTGATAAAAATTTTGTAAGTTTTTTTAAAGCAAATAATGATTATAAGAAAAATCCAAAGAAATATTTAGGTAAACCGAAAATACCTGGCTACCTAGATAAAACAGATGGAAGATTTGTAACAATATTTACTAATCAAGCGATTTCAAAAACAGAGTTTAAAAAAGGATATATTAAACTCTCAGGATGTGATGTTAGAATTAAAAGTAAAATAGAAAATTTTAACGATATAGCTCAAGTCAGGGTAGTACCTAGGAAATCACATTATGTTGTGGAGGTTGTGTATAATAAAGAAATTACCCCATTTAAAGAGGATGTTGGAAATATAGCTTCTATTGACTTAGGTTTAAAAAACTTAGCAACTGTTGCTTTCTCAGATTTGAAAAATCCATTTATTATTAACGGCAATCCATTAAAATCAATGAACCAGTTCTATAATAAAAAGAAAGCAAAACTTCAAATTAAATTAAAGGGAGGGAAGAAAAGTTCATTATCCATAGAAAAGCTTACATTTAAGCGTAACAATAAAATAAACGATTATTTGCATAAAGCAAGTCGATTATTGGTTAATCATTTAGTTTCCAATGATGTTACTAATTTAATTATTGGGAAAAACATTAACCAAAAACAAGAAATCAATATTGGTAGTAAGAATAATCAAAATTTTGTAAACATACCCCATGATACATTTGTTAAAATGATAACTTATAAATGTGAATTAGTTGGGATAGTAGTAAACAAGCACGAAGAATCTTATACAAGTAAGTGTAGTTTTCTTGACTTAGAAGATGTCAAGAAACATGAAACATATAAAGGTAAAAGAATTAAACGTGGAATGTTTCGTGCTTCGGATGGAAGATTAATAAACTCTGATTTAAACGGTGCGTTTAATATTATGAGAAAGGCAATTTCAGGATTATTCCAAAATAAGAATGAAATAGAGGGTGTTGTAGTTCACCCAAGATGTTTACATCTAAAACAAGTTTCTTGATTTTTCATAGAAATTTGTAACTATCCAGTTCCTATTGTATCGAGGATAGGAAAAGCATAATCAAGGTCTGCTTGGGTTATTGGTGTAGTTAAATATTCTTTTAAGATATATTGTAACCCAAAGAAATAAACTTTATTAAATGTTCCTCCCCTAGATTCAAGATAACTATTCATATATGCTATGTCATTATCTAGCATATCTTTGTGCGAATGTTTGTAAGCATCACTGTTTAATAATAGGTTGTGTTTCATATAATTTCCTTTTCTATGATTTCTCTTTTATAGATTTCGTATATGGTGGTGTTGTCTTTAAAGGATTCATCAAGATAGAAATGTACTAATAAATCTCGATTATAAACTCTTATATTCACATCACACAATATTGGCATTAGTTTTTCAGGATGATAATCCTTACCATCATTAAAATATTTATATTTATTAGTATCACTTAATTTAGTAAAATATTGTGCTATTCCATTTAACCATTTTTCAACTCTTACGATTTTATCAGATTCAAAATCTCTCAAATTTCCAGAAAATGATATATTGGTGAACATTTCTGATTTTAAATATGATTTTCCTTGAGGGTGTTTATTGCTATAACTTGTGCCATAATCGTTTGTTATGGAGCTGTTTATAGTAAAATCCAACCCACCCTCGCTACCAAAAGGAGAGTTTTTATTAATGATTTTGATGTCAAAAAATCCACTGACGACAATTAATCCTGATATTTGAGACCAATAACTCATAATTTTACCAATTCATACAATAATCGACTAATAGAGAATGGTCTTCAAACGAGTTATATTTAATATTTGAATTAAATTCTCCTTCAGATACAATTTTTATTTCAGATACTTCATCGTTAGGTTTAAAATTATTTATAATGTCCAACAATTTATAATACTCCAAATAACATTGATAAACATGGGTGATGATACGTCCTCTATCACTTCTATTTGGAGCATCAAATACTTTTGATTCATCATCTATTAATTGTTTAGGGATAATAATTCCTGTTTCCTCGTAACACTCTCTAATCACTGCATCAAGACAAGTTTCATGTGGTTCAACAAACCCCCCAATTAAAGCATATTTACCGCTACCCAAGCCTTTATTTCGTTTAATTAATACAATAGCATTATTATGGTTATTATCTATTGTTCTTATTAGTAAATCAACAGTTACATGAGTTGTTTTGTTGCAGTATGGATGGGTAAATTTAGAATTATAATCATTTATAAATTTTACATACTCCCTATATGGATTGAAGTCGTAAAAATAGTTTTCCACGAGAGGATTGTCAATGATAGATTGTCTAATTTGTGTTGCTGATATATCTGTAATTGGTTCAATATCAATAACATTTTTACAATAAACATTTTCCACCCATGAACTTGAGCCATCTTTTTTTGCATGATAAAATAAATAATCAATTTTATAATCTTTTATTTTTTTATCAATGTAATATAGCCAACGTTCTTCATTATAAGAATCATCTATATACTCAAATGACAATTTTTCTAGGTTAAAAATATCCCCCTTATGAATAAAAAATTGTTTAATATAGCTTTCTCTTTCAAAAACAGTCATGGGATTCTTAATAGTTCCAGAAATGTTTGCACTACCAATACCAATATATAGTTTATCAATACTGTATTTTTCAATAGCCCTTGTTATCAAACTATAATGACCTTCGTGGAGGGGGGAGAACCGACCAATAAAAATACCGTTTTTCATAATATGTTCCTATAATTGTTTAATTTTTTATAAAATAACATAAAAACTAATGTTTGTAAAGGTAAAAATAATTGCTAATTATCATAAAGATTATAATATATGGCTAAAACAAGAATTGACCCTAAAAAACTTGACTTTTCTGAGATAAAGGAATCTTTCAAACAATATCTCTCCAGTAAAAGCACTTATCAAGATTTTAATTTTGAAGGGTCAAACCTCAACATTTTACTTGATACGCTTAGTTATTCCACACATATTATGGCTCTTAATGCTTATATTAACTTTAACGAAACAAATATAGAATCAGCACAACTTAGGGGGAATGTTGTTACTCGTGCATCTGCTCTAGGGTATAAACCTCGTTCAAAAATAGCGTCAAAAGCTGTAGTAAATATAACCGTTAATAATCCAATAGGCGTTTCAAATACATTAATTCTACCAAAAGGTACACGCTTTACAACAACAATAAACAATACGGAATATCCATTTGTAACAAATCAAAGTTATTCATCAAGTAAATCATTGGACGGAAAATTCCGCTTTACTAATATTGAAATTGTACAGGGCGTTTTAAAGGATACATATTTTGTATATGATGATAGAGATACTTATCCTGTATTTGTTATTCCTGATTATAATATAGACACCAACACATTATTGATAACAGTAAAGGAGCATGATTCAGCGTTAAATTCAGTTGTTTATACAAGATACACAAGTTTACGGGAAATTAATATTGATTCGCAAATTTATTTTATTGATGAAAATTATGACGGACTATTCCAAATATCATTTGGTGATGATGTTATGGGAAAGAAATTAGAAAATAATAACGTCATTCATGCACAATATATTTCAACTAAGGGATTGGAAGTGAATGGTGCAAAGACATTCTCCATATCTGATGCGATTGGGGGTAATAATGACATTACCCTATCTGTGGTGGCAATATCCGCAAGTGGTTTAGATAGAGAAGATATTGAAACAATCCGCTTTAATAGTAAAAGATTATTTACTGCTCAAGATAGATGTGTTACTGAAACAGATTATCTTGCAATTATATCCAACAATTACTGTATATGGTGGGGAGAATTTACCCACACCTGAATATGGTAAAACATACATATCAATCAAACCATATTTAAGAGATAATTTAACCCTCATAGAAAAAGACGAAATAATTAACCGTATTTTAAAACCTAAACAGGTTGGAACAATAACACCCGTAATAGTAAACCCCGATTATACAAATATCAGTCTTAAAATTGATTATAAATATAATTCAAATAATACTTCCCTTTCAATACTTGACTTGAATAATTTAATATATGCAGTTGTAATGAATTATAATAATACTGTATTACAAAAATTTAGTGGGGTGTTTCGTTATTCAAATTTATTAACATTAATTGACGCATCAAATCCATCAATTACATCAAACGTAGTAAGTAGTTTAATGTATAAAATTATAACACCCGTGAATAATAATAAAAATTATTTTGAATTGAGCTTTACCAACGCATCATTCGATACAAATTCCACAGAATTTACCGTATCATCCACCCCAATCGTTATAAATGGGGAAACATATTTTCTAGGCGATAAGCCAACAAATGATATTGATAAAAGACAATTATTCCTCTATAGAAAAGTGAATAATGAAATATTAACATTATTAACTGATGTGGGATATTTGATTAAAAGTAGAGGATTTATAGTATTGAAGAATTTTACACCTGATGTTACTGATGAAATAAGGGTTTATTTGCGTCCAGGTTCTTTAGATTTAAATCCTAAATTTAATCAGCTCCTTAGGATCGGCAGTGATGAGATTTCTACTATTGGTGAGATTGATGCTGTAGCTGTTGGTGGTGGTGGCTTGGGGTCGATTTCGTATCAAACCACCCCAATAACAGGTTTTTCCTAATTAAATTTTCTTTTCCTAATTATTATATAAAAAATCAAGAAACTTGTTTTAGACGTAAACATCTTGGGTGAACTAATTATCATATAAAATAAGGTTCATAAAATTTCCGCAATATCTCGTAAAAACGACAAAACGTCCCCCCATATTTTTAATGATGCAATTCATTTAGAAAATAAAATTACACAAGGAAGTGAAAATGTTTTTGTAGATAACCGTGCGGTCGCACGAGAGGGCGATGCTGTATCTTGTGGGGATGTTATAGCATTCGGTTCAAATACCGTTTTTATTAATAACAAATCTTGTAGCAGATTAAATGATAGAACAAATCTACATAATGCTATAATAATTACCGCTTCTGATAATTGCTTCGCTAATTAAACTATAAATAGGGAAAAATAATTTATGAAATATAGTGTTGAACATTCCATTAAAATACCGTCTGTTGATAAGAGAATTAGTTTTAGGGAATATTCTGTTGGCGAAGAAAAGTTTTTAGTCCTTATCGACCAAGAGGATTCGGAAAATAAAA